ACAGCATATGGGGCTAGCAATGTAGATGAGTTTGTGTCTGAATTAATGAGTAATCATAGATTTCAACAAATATTAAGTCGTATAAACATTAAAGGAGATCAAGTAACTACACATCCTTTTGTGGTTGCTATGCAAAGATTAAAAAATATTTTCTCTAATTTATGGAGGCGTTTGACTGGACAACCACAGGTGGATATAAATGCCTTTTCTTTATCAAGCGATATTGTAGAAAGTTTTCTAGCTCCTGCTCCTAAATACAGAGATGCAGGTGTGTATCTTATAGGTCCATCCAATATAAAAGATGGATTTAAAAACTTCTTAAATAGACCTCAAAAGAAAAAGAAGTTTCTAAACAAAGAACAGCAAGATACTTATATTGACATGGCGGTGGAAACATTAGCGAGAGGGACTGTTACCAATTTTGCAAAAGATACTTTTTTAGGTATTGCGGATCTTCAAACCATATCAACTCTTGCTGATAAAATAGGGTTCAAAGGCACAGGTGACAGGTTAAATGTGGCTATACAAAAATTAAGAGGGTCTTTAGAACAAGCAGGTAGAGAATTTGACACAGAACTACAAAAAATAAATTCTTTTATGACAGACCCATCTAAACAAAAAAAGAAGGAGTTGTTAGATAAGGTCATATATAACTTGCAATACGGTGCAACTATTTATCAAATAGATCCTGATAAAAAAGAATCTGATTACATAAATAAAAAAGGTGAAGATATAATTGTAGACGGAAACAACCTAAGAGAAAAATGGAAACAGAACCAGCAAGTGTGGAAAGAGTTAGGTCCAGAAGGTAGAAACGTATATCGCACTATGCGTAACTTTTATAAAAAACAATATAAAAAACTATTGAACTCGTTAGAAACAGAGATGGATAGATCTATGTCTAGTGAAAGAGCCAAGAAGTTAAAAGAAGGACCTTTAAGAAAACTATTCGCTCCAAATATTTTAAACGTATATTTTCCTCTTATCCGTGAGGGTGACTACGTGGTAACTTATGAGCTTAAAAACCCAGAAAAAGATGGTGATCCCAGGGTTACACTCCTTACAAAAACACAAACCGCTGCTGATAATCTTGCTCGTAAACTTGATGCAGATGATACTGTGGTAAAAAACTCTGTACGTAGGTATAGCCAAAAAGAAGCTAGTAATGAGTTTGTAAAAACACCACCCACAGGATTTGTAGGTGAAATATTAACCGCCATAGATGCAGGGGATTTAGAAGCAGAACAAAAAAAAGCTACGAAAGATGAGATTATAAAATTATATATAAACACATTACCAGAAACATCTTTTGCTAGATCTATTCAAGGTAGAAGAAATGTGGTGGGGTTTGACGCTGACTCTCTAGCAGCCTTTAAAGACAAAGGGTTTTCTTTGGCGCGTCAAGTAGCGCAGCTTGAGCAAGGTAGAGAGATACGTAAAGTAGAAAGTGATATACAATCTATAATTGGAGATTCCAAAAACGAGAAAGAATTTAAAAAACAATCTCGTCTAAGAGATTTAGGTATAGGTCCGCCAACCATAAAAAGAGTAGGTACAGAGTTGTTGAGGCGAGGTGATTTTGCAAGGAAAGGGGCTTACAATAAAGGCTTAGAAAAAATAGCAAAAACTGCAAACCAAACAGCTTTCTTATACACCATAGGCGCAAACATATCTTCTGCATTGGTAAACCTGTCACAAGTACCGTTGTTTGTGTACCCTTACTTTGGCGCAGAGTACGGATATGATACGACGTTTGGGGCTATAAAAGACGCTACAAAGATAGTGGGTAATGGTAAAGTAGATATAACGTCTTACTACGACATAAAAGACGGAGAGTACACTGTAAGAGACACCATGACTACTTATACAGGTAAGACTAGAAAAGTACGAGACGGAGAGAAAAAAAAGATGGAGGCTTTCGCCCCTCTTATAAAAGAAGCTGATGAAAGAGGACAACTCACTCGTACTTGGATATTAGATGCTCTAGGTATAGGTGAGACAGGTCGAGAAAAACGAGGTGATTATAGTCTTGTAGATAAAATTACTGGGTTATCCGCAGGGTTATTTAACTACGCGGAACGAGCTAACAGACAAACTACATTACTTGCTTCTTATGAACTAGCGTTACGTAAGATAGTAGACCCTAAAGGTAAAATGTTTAAAGAAGGGGAATACTCTTTAAACAAATTGTTTAAAAATGCTACTCAACAACAAATAGACGAAGCTATAAACGTATCTCTTAAAAAAACACAAGAGACTAATGGAGGTACGGTTTTAGAAACAGCTCCTCGTATAGCACAACAACACCTTGGTCGTGTGGCTATGATGTATAAAAGTTACGGAATACGTATGTATACGACAATGCTACAGTCTACGTACACAATGTTTAACGGTTTTGGTTATGAAAACTTTTCTAAAGAAGAAAGAAAAATAGCTATGAAACAGTTAATAGGCGTACACCTTAGTGCGTTATTCTTTGCAGGGGTTCAAGGTCTGCCTTTGTATGGAGCTTTAACAATGCTTGCTGATATATTTCTTTTAGATGATGAAGAAGATGATGCTGATACTGTAGTTAGAAAGACCATAGGTGAAGAGTGGTATAAAGGAGCCGTTAATTTAATTACAGGTATGGACGTTGCTTCTAGAACTCGTCTTACGGGACTTTTGATACAAGAAAACCGATATAATAAAGATGCTTCATTTGAGGAAAATGTTTTCTTCTACCTTGGAGGTCCTGCTTTTAGTACAGGAGATAGATTAGTTAGAGCTTTTGGCGATTTTAAAGAAGGTAATTTTGAAAGGGGGGTAGAGAGTGCGCTACCTACTGCGTTATCAAACGCTTGGAAAGCAAGTCCTTTTGGTAGAGTTGCAAGAGAGGGTTATCTAACACGTAGGGGAGACGCTATATATGGAGATCCTACCTTTGGGGATTTAACAGGTTTATTTATAGGGATTCCTCCTGTTGAATACACACAACAAATGGAAAAAAATAATATATTAAAAAATATTGATGTATCAATAAATAAAAAGAAAACTAAAATAGTGAAAAAATTATACACCAGTATGCGACAAGGTGATTTTAATGCGTACGAAGACGCACTAGAAGAATTGCAAAAACATAATGAAAAACATCCTCTATCTGCGATAACACCTGAATCTATACGTAAGTCCATGAACAGGCACAAAGAATCATCCAAAATCATAGCAAGAAACAACGGAATAAATATATCTTCTTCTAACCAAGATTTAATATCTTTGAATGAAGCGGAGTATGATAGTGACTATACTTTCTTTGGGTAAAAAGAGTGACCACCCGAAGATGGTCACGAGAGAAAGAGAGAGTGACAAGCATAACCTGTCATTCCACCTTTATCACAAAATCCGCCAAATGCGAACCCCTAATTTACCATTCTCTATTCTCACGTGAGTTTCTAAGGTCCAACCCTTTGCTTTTGCTATGTTTTTTACTTGTTTAACTGCTCCCTGTGTATTTATACATAAGATAAACACAGAAGAACTTGTTACCATGTTATCCCAGTCTACTATGATCCTAACGCCATCAGGGTTAAGATCGTCAGACTTCAGTATCCCTTGTCTTATTTTCATTCTCTATAGAACAATCTACAGCTATAACTCTCGTAACAGGTAAGTTCATATGCGTACCTTTACTCAAACGTGTTGTGGTAGTCACCGCACCTAACTTTGTTTTCAAATCTTGCATAAATGATGTGTAATCTATCTGTTGTACCCCACACCATGTCTTCAAAGGTTTAGGTATTAGATAAGCACGTTTTAAATCTGTCTCGTATCGTGCTACTAATTTACCTCTTGGTAACGCTTCTGGTATTACTATATTAGTAACCCCATCCTCCTGTTTACGCAGATCGTCAGTGCTTTTTATCCATAAAACGTTGCTCCAATGCTCATGTATATAATCATTCAAGGTTTCCTCAACAGATATACTCATGTCTGATACTTCGTTTTTGTTCTCCTTTAAACGTTCTATAGCCCAATTAAATACTTTCTTTGGATCATAATCTACAAGCCCTAAACGATTTGCAATAATAACGCCTGTAATACTAGCCGCGACCAAAGCAGACCAAAACCTATTTTCCGCTTTCAACCCTGCCTGAGTGTCTACTCTAACCTGTACTTTTTGTAGTAACTTCTGTACTTCTTCTAGATTACTAAGAACATATTTAATATACACCCTACCTGCGTGTCCATGATTACGTTGTAGCTGTAGGTTAAATTTATCTGTTTCTTCTTTTGACCCAAACTTCATACTAGGTACACGTATCTCCATAAGTCTTTGTGCTTCAGCTTTAGGCATGGCTTTTGCTGTGCTTATCTTCTCTATTATACTACGGTTTGCACTCGTAACGGCTATAAGCTTCCAAGGCTTACCTCGTTTCCGTTCTACGTTCCCTCCTTGAGACATCCTGTTTCTTTGCTTCCCACTTGTAAGTTGATACACAAGATCAGATAATTCTTTAGCCGTAGCGTTTGTAAGCTCGTCCATATATAATGGTAAGCTGTGATATAGTTCTCCTCTGTTCATCATAGAGTTATGAGTGTCTTTCTCAAATATTAACAAGTCAGCATGATTGCCCCATATAGATAAAGCCGTATTCATGGCTGTTGTTTTACCAACACCCGAACCACCATTTAAATGTAATCCTGCGCAGTTTATTGGTAATAAGGACATGAGAGGTGAGCCAAACGATGTGCCAACAACAAATTGATGAAGCTCAAACCCGTCACGAGCATAGAAATTAACTAACTTCTTCCATTCCTCCAACGTCCCTTTAGGTTCAAATGCAGACATTAAACCTGCTGTTTGCACTGCTGCAGGGTTAGACTTTATCTCTTCTTTACGTATCTCCTCTTTACCTAATACAAACCCTCCGTAATCATCATCTGTCCACCCAAACTGAGTGCGAGCTTCATCTGCAACTGTTCTTGATTGTAACTGTGTTATCCAAGTTGTAGTGTATTTCATTATTTCTTCCATCCCTAATACAGCTATACCTTCCATAGCCAACTGTTTTCTAAGTTCTTCCTTTGATGTTACAGAAGTTAAAGGAACTGTAAACTCTCTTACGCCATCTTTTGGTAAATGAACTTTCATAACCACGGCTTCACCTGTCTCTGGGTCACGAATACGTTTGGTAACATACAGGTCATTCTGATATATCATCTTATCCTCTATAGCCCCATCTTTATCTTTATGTCGTACGTACACACCACCGTTTGCTCCTCTAAAGTATGGCTCTGGATATAAAGGTATGTCTTTTGATAGTGGAGCTTTCTTAATATTCTTACCTAGCACTATAGGGGATGTGATCTGTTCCCAATGTTTACACGCAGAGCAAGGTTCAGGATTCTCTTCTGCAAATTTTGCGCACGTGTAAGGACCCTTTATAAGATCAACCTTATCTTCTGTTAAACGTTTACTGTACCCCACATGCCTCTCTGACATCTTATGCACAGCTTTTTCTGCGTCGTTGCAAAACTTAGCTACAGATAAACCTGCTCTCCATAGCGGCTCACTTATATCTTGTTGGTTTTCTAGTATGTTTTTTAACTGTTCACACCCTTCCCCTTTCATAGTCTTATTTAGTATAGTCTTAAAACTATGTTCAGAGTTTTCTATCATGGCACGTTTTAAAGCATTCTCTTCGTTGTCTACCTTGGTGGGTATAGCTACACCTTCTTTACCTACCAAACGTGCAAACTCGTCAAATTCCACGTCACGGAACTCACCCGTACCAAAAAACCCCACAGGTTTTCTCTCTCCTCGTTTATGGTTGTGTGTCTCAGGTACTCTGAGTACCCGCGCAGCGTCAGCAGTTACACCATTGTCTGCTAACAAGTTATGCTGTATACACAAACTCTTCAGTCCCTGGGCTACAGGAAGCCACTCGGAATAAGATATACTGTCTGTAAGAACCCAGTATACATGCACACCGTTCCCAGAGTTTATCAACATAGGTCTAGGTAGCCCTGTCTCTTTTATAAACCTTTTTAAATCTACAAAAGCCGCGTTCTGGTTGGGGTATTCCTTACCTTCCCCACAATCCAAATCTAAATAAAAAGAACTCAAGCTTTTAACATTTACAACTGTTCTATCGTTACCTGTTCTAAACGTAGCTAAACCAAAATAAGCATCTTTGCCTGAAGCATCTAACCGCTGTGCTTCTTCTATTACGTCATCTAAAGTTGAGTGAAATGTCTGTACCTGCTTGCCACCAAGCCCCAATACAGAGTAATACCCATCCCCTAGAACCTTTCCTAAAAAGTCTTTTGTTTTCATTTTTCCCACTCCGTGCCGAAGACACCACGACAGGACACGGCACATCGCCCTTTCGGTATAAACCTAGTCGTGGTGTGATTCTATTAGTCGTCCCAATTATCAATAATAGAATCCAAGTCGTCATCCGTCGCCTTAGTGGGAGGGGAAGGCTTCTTAACGACCTTCTTTGGTTCAGCTACAGGCTCTTCCTTCTCCTCTACAATGACGAGAGATTCCTCGAAAGGATTATCATTATTAGCATATACAAATCCATCAGTAGCTTCAAAAGGATTTCTATCTTCCATCGGTACATACTTGATAACCTGTACTGCTTTGAGACGTAGTGATACATTCTGCTTGCCACCCATATCATATGGAACAAATTGTACACACACATTAACTGTGCTACCTGTAGTTAGTAAGAAGTCATTAGGTAAATTACTACCCTTCGCATCAACCTGCAAAGGTTTCTTAGTAACTTCGTTCTTGTATGCGCCCTTCAGATTAGACTTGTGCGTATACATACCATCGTCGTCTTTAACAAACGTTCTCTCCAACTTATCAGCCCATTTTTCTTTCTTGTTAGCTTGGTAACATTTTGACATAGCAGAAAATAAACTTTTAGCTGTAGCTTCATCCATACGAAACTGTATAGAGTATTCTGCGTTCTGGTCTCTAGGCTCACAAGGTACAGATCTGCCCTCGTTACTGTCAAAGTGATAAGTTCTATTAATCTTAGGCCATAGAGCTACCACATTTTTTATAATATATTGTTCCATTTAGTTCTCCTTCTCTCTATATTATAGGTCTTCATCTAAATTTTCTAATGGATCTGCGCCCATTGTTTCTTCACTACGTTTACTAGTTACTTTAGTTAATGCTTCAGATACATCTTTAACACGAAACCTGTAGGTACTACCTATTTTTACATAAGTATCCTCTGGAATATGTTTCTGACGTACCCAGGCACGAACAGTTGATACAGACACACTAAAGTGTTTAGCTATGTCTTCAATCGGTACAAAAGGTTCATTCATTTTTTCCTCACAGAAATTGTTGTTTCTTCTTCAATCTCTAAACCCTCTGGCTTGAGTTCAGGATTTTCTTCTAAAAACTCTCTCATGTTCGCCTGATTGATACGTTTGTCTAGTAACTGAGGTGCGTTCTCCTCCACAATAAGTTTGTGTATTGCATCCCATTCACTTACCCAATACTTCCTCTTAGTCGAACGAAAGAATAAGCCTTCAGAAGTTCTCACGCTTTCTACATTATGATCTTCGCAATGTTCTAGCATTGCCTGTTTTACACGATCCATATCTCTAATAAGTTCTCCGTCTTGTTCTTTGAACTTAGCAGATAACATAGATCGCTCTGCTCTTATACGTAGATACGCTTTTGCCAGTTTGTCAGGGGTAACTTTAGCACCCATATCTCTCTCCTCTTATTATTATATGATTACATATAATGAAGTAATATACGTTAGTCAAGTACTTCTTTGTAAAGTTCTACAAATTTTGTGTGAACGTTTATTCTTTTGTCTAATAGTCTATAAACGTGTCGTTCTGCGTCAGACCCTTGCAGTTGTACGACAGTACATTTATGTTTCTGTCCTGATCTATGCACACGTGCGTTCGCTTGGTCGTATGTTTCTAACGAGCTTGTAGGTCCCCACCACACAACTGTGTTAGCCCGTGTTAACGTGACACCGTGCGCTGCCGCTTGTGGCTGTATCACCAATACCTGTGGGTCAACGTTCTCTTGGAACTGTTTAAATATGTTAGTCCTCCTGTGAGCAGGAACATCTCCACGTATAACTTCTGTTGTTATATTTTCTGAACGTAGTTTATCTGTTAATATATCTATAGCGTGAGTAAACGGTACAAATACAAGAACCTTTTGACTTGATTCGTCAATCACCTCTCGTAACACTTTATATCTATTATTTATATCAAACTCTAGCACCCCACCATCGTCTGTGTAGATAGCCCCTGCTGAGATTTGTAATAACTTGTTAAGAGTAACAGCCGCATTTATGGCGGTTATTTGTTCACCTGTAATGTCTAACACAAGTTTTGTCTTTAGTTCTTTGTAGTATTTCTTTTGCTGTGCTGTAAGCTCCACCTGCCTTTTTACATATATCATAGGAGGAAGGTCTAAGCACTCGTCCTTCGTAAAACGTATAGCAGGTTGTAAAGCTCTAAATACTGTATCCGTGGCAGTGGGGCGTATTTTCCATGTAAACTGTGATACCTTAAACATAACCATATCTTTGAAAGCACCGAAAAATCTAGGTACTCGGTTCGGGCTTACAAGTTTTGCTAACCCATATGCGTCCGTAGGGTTCTGCGCAGCGGGTGTACCTGTCATCATCCACAGCCACGTGTTATCATGTACTAACTGACGTAGTAATTTCCAGCGCCTCGTCTGAACATTCTTATAGTGTGTGGCTTCGTCTACTATTATAAGGTCAAATCCACCTTTCTTCAGTTCGTCTAATACAATACCAATACCATCGTAGTTTATCACTACATAATCTGAGCCTTCTCGTATTATCTTTTTACGTTTATCTGCTGACCCATGTGCCACCGATACTGTTCTATGTGTAGCAAATGTAAACAAGTCACCACGCCATGCGCTATCCATGATCGACAGCGGGCATACAACAAGCACACGGTTCACAACACCCTGTTTCATTAAAAAATCTGATGCCCATATAGCACTTGCTGTCTTACCTGTACCTTGTTCGTTGAAACAAAATCCTTTTTGGTGTATAGTAAGGAATGATGAAGTCGCTACTTGGTGTTCAAACGGTTTATATTTTCCTGTCCATTTGTATTTTGCTTCTATGGGGGACGGTGATTTTATACCTAGCTGATTCAGGCTCTGTGCTTCTGAAATTCCCCAATTAACTATTACTTCATTGTCGCTAACCTTACGGCTCTTAGGTATAGCGTCAATAACTTTACTGGGGTCACGTAAGCGTAAGCGTAACGCCTTGTTGTCTACTATTTGCATTTCTCTCTCTCATTTTATTTTTTATTTTTTATTTTTTCTTGGGTCGTCCGCGCTTTGGCTTTTCTACTTTTTCTTCTTTCTTTTTAAATAAACTCATAAACTTATTAAAAACAGCTTTGGGTATCTTCCATATAGGGTTATCTAATAAAGATATCATTTCTTGCTCCTTTTCTTCTGTCCGTTTCTCGCTCTATTTTTTGACGGGCTTTCTAACTTAGTACCATCTTTATTAGAACCTCCTTTACTTAACATCTTATTGTGAGATACATCTTTACCTTTACGGTTTATACCCTTCTTGTCATAAGCTCTTCTAGCACGTTGACGTTCCATCCTGTCGGGGTGTTCACCTCTTGCTTTCTGTTGTTTATATTCTTTCTTATATGGTCTAGGCGATTTTGTATATGGCATCAGTTACTCCCATTATATACACATTCAATCACTGCGCAGTGTCGTTTACATAATCCACTAGGACGTGCGTTCCACGTATCATTATCATACGCAATCTGCATGCGATCAAAACTGGCTAACCATTTATCCCATAGTGAGGGTACATCTTCAAATGTATATTTAGCTTTTATAAACTTTTTAGCTATAACAAACATCAAACCTGCGTATACTTTAGTTACTTCAGGGAAGTATTTAAATGTTGCCATTGCCATTAACTCCAGTTGACCCTTGTCCGCGTACTCCGCATTTCGTCCAGTTTTGTAGTCTACCACCCAAGCTTTTGTTCCGTCAACTATTACTAGATCGGCTATACCTCTCCACCAAACATCTTTGTCTTGAAACCCACACGGCTCTAGGTCGGCTGTAAGCCCCATACGCATCTCTGTAAACTTCTTACCCTGTCTACGTTTAAGTGCTTCCAGGGGACCTTTAAGGAAAGCAAACTTTTCTGGTATTGGTGTGTCATCGCTTATAAAGTCTTCTGCCACACCATGCACTTCTGTTCCGTAACGCATAGCTTCAGTGTATTGTTCCTTATAATCTTTTGCTATCTTCATATGATAGAACTGCTTGGGGCATTGTTCGAATGCCTTGATTCTACTATATGACCACGGTGCTACACTCATTCATCATCCTTCAGGGAAGGGTCAATCTTCGTACCATCTATATATAACCCAAGTTTTCTGTAGAGTGCCCACTTCGCGTAGTCTTCCTTAAGAAAATTTTTTTCCCACGCTTCAATCTCTCTCCAATTTTTTCTTGGTGTTACTTTTATAACATGTACGTGTCCACAACTCTCACATTTGTGGCCTTCGCCATTTACAAGAACGATCATCATCGACAATCTTTTAAATTGTTGATAGACGTTTTTATGGGGTATAGCTTCTTTTATTTCTCTCCAAGGTTTTCCTTGCAGTCGCATATGACATATTTTATGTAGTTCTTTACTAGATAAACTCATCCACATTCTCCATAAGATTTACCTGTCCCCGATTCGCAATCTATCGGTAGACCTTCTGCCCATTCTGGTGGCTGACGCATACATTCTTCGACGTATTTTTGTGCCTCGTCCACCTCTTCGTCTTTGACACAACACGCTAT